ATATTGAAGTTGAACCATGGAAGAAAGATGGTAAACATATTTTAGTATGTCCATCATCACCTACTATGAATAATTTTTATAATGAACAAAATTGGATTCAAGACACAGTTGCAAAATTACAACAACATACAGATAGAAAAATTATAGTAAGAAATAAACCTCGTGCAAAAGGTACAAGTGGACCTCGTGCAGTTAAATTAGGTGGATTAAAAACATTTCAAGAAGAAGTTAAAGATGCTTGGGCAATAGTAACATCTGTAAGTATGTGTGCTGTTGAGTCATTATGTATGGGTATTCCTGTTTTTACAACAAAGTATTCCCCAGTTCATAGTTTAGGCGAACAAGACTTATCAAAAATTGAAACACCTAGGTATCCAGATTTTCGAAAAACTATTTTAAATAGTTTAGCATATTGTCAGTTTACACCTCAAGAATTTGCTGATGGTACTGCTAGGAAAATTATGGAACCTTATCAATGACTTGGGCAAGTTTAGGATTATATTTGTGGTTGTTTGTATACCCCATGGGTCAACCAATGAACGAAACCACTATATTTGATCGCACATGGTGGAAGTTTGATAGTATGTCTGATTGTGAAGAATGGGCAGATAATTCAGATTGGATTTATCGTTGGTTATACAACCATCCTGATTATGATTGGATTTTTGCAATGTGTTTTGATGCTGAAAATAAAGGTGAAAGAACTTATATTTTACCAGTTTATAATGTAGGTACTGGAGAAGATGCATTTGATAAACCAAATGAGGCTTTAGATTTTATCGAGGAATTTGAACGTGCAATGGTTACAGTAGTTATACCTAATGCTCTTAACATACCTACCAATCAAGTACCTAAGAAAAAAATTATTATTAAGTCTAATTTAAATTATTAATCTTCTTCAACATTAAACATTTTACGAGTTCCACGTGCAAATTCACCAATAATATTAACACTTCGTCGCCATTGTGTTGGGTTTATACGTTTTGATACACTATGGATTGCGTGTTGAACGTTGCAAAACATAACAAAACTATTTCTTTTGTATGGTGCTGTTTTAGTAATACCACCATCGTTTTTGTCATTTACTTGTCTACCTGCTTTTTTATCTACTCTAACATTTATATAATTTTTTGCTTTGTGTATCTGGAAGTCACCACCTGTACCACTATCATCTTCATGTGGAAAATATAATAATCCAGCATATATCTCCATTGGATTATCAAGGTGTGGAGTTCTTGTAGTTTTTTCTGTAATAGGTTTATGCATAACAAGTTGACAATCTGTCCATAAGTTTTTATTACCATCTGCCCATCCTCTAGCACCTAAGTGATTTTCTGTAAATTGTTTGTGCAATTCCTTTGGAACCCATGGTTCAAACAGTTTAATTACGGAGTTAAAGAACTCAGCAGACGTATGATATTCGCAAAATTCACGCCAAATTTCCGGTTTAAACGCCTCTTGTAGTAGTTTATCTGCTTTATACCTATAACATATACCCTTATCAAATGGTTCTGTTGATAATATAGCATTTTCTGGAAAAGTACGTTCTAGTTCTTCATATATGTCCCATGGAAGAGCATCTTCTATTAATATATGTGGGTATGGGTCTACGTGTACTGTGGCTCCTTTTTGAAGTAAATTGTACTTGCTCATTTCATCCCTTCCCAATATTTTTTATTTTTATATTCTTCTGCTATGTCCGACCAAATATCAGCATACGCAGTATCTTTATAATTGTCAAACCATGGACCACCTTCTGTATAATGTAGTGCTTTTGGAGAACCATCTTCTGGATCTTTGTACCAATCTGTTAGCCAATTCCATTCATGTGATAATTTGCCAATCTCTGAATCGTCAATCCATGAAAATCTATGATGCCATAGTCCATCTTTTGAATTTAAGTTTTCTAAATTCAAATGAGCATTTCTTGAGTGAGCACAATTGTATAATACACATGAAGACCAGTTTTTTCTTGGGTATTGTAGTTGTGGTTTGCCGTCCATTTTTGTAGTTGCTTTAGGTGTATAATCATGTTGTACACACATTACGGCATATTGTTCTTGTGCTTGTTTAAATATTTCTGCAGGATCTTTTAAAAATAAAAAGTCACAGTCTACAAACAAGGCCCAACCTTTATATCCCATTAAGTATGGTACAAAAAAACGTGAAAAAGTAAATTCTGTAGTCGCTTTTAGATCAACATCTCTAGTGTACACACCAATTTCTTTTAGTGTTGTAAGTTTTAAAGGTATAACTTCTATGTCTGGGTTTTGTTTATGAATTGAGTACTTACAAACTTCGTAAGCAATGTCTTCTCGACTGTCATAACCTACATAAATTCTCATTAATATTGATTTGCTATATCCTGCATAAATGTTTTTGCACCCAATTGCTTTAATAAAGTATCTGGATCTGTTGTTTCATAAGGATCCATGTCATCACCAGTATCATTTCTACCTGGTTCTTCATTCCATTTTTCAACAACACCATTATCAACTACCATTGAGTATCGCCAACTTCTTTCACCAAATCCTAAATGGTTTTTATTAACTAACATACCCATTTGTTTTGTAAACGAACCATTACCATCTGGAAGCATTTTAACATTTTTAATTCCTTGATTTTCTGCCCAAGCATTCATTACAAATGAATCATTTACTGAAATACAATATACTTCATCTACAAAAGATCTTAATTTCTCATAATTTTCTTCATAAGCAGGTAATTGTTTTTCAGAGCAAGTCGGTGTAAATGCACCTGGTAATGAAAATACTGCTATACGTTTATTAGCAAATATATCAACTGTTGAAACATCAGTCCAACCAAATGCTCCATTTTCATCCGGTGCTCTAACTTTAAATGTTGCTACCGGAACCATAACGCCTTTTTTCATTGTTATTCTCCTTAATCTTTCCACCATTCTTCAAAAGGAAAAACTACCCAACATGGATTTTCCTTTTTGTTTATTGTAATACCATAGTAGTTAACTGTAAACACCTTATTTACGTTTTGAACTAAAGCACATGTTTTTATATTTGCTTTAGGGTATGCTTCTGATATATCTTCAACTATTTTTTTAAATGTATCACCTTCATCACAGATGTCATCTACAATCATTATATATTTTTTACCATTTTTAATTTGCCAATGACTAGGTAATTTCCAGTTAGTTTCCCAATTGGGATGATCACGAATTGACCCTTTAAATGGGACAAATGGAGTATCATAGTAATGACTTAACATTACACCAATTGGTAATCCTCCTCTTGATACACCAACAATAACATCTGGTAAGAAATGGTCTTTAGTCATTTGCCGTATAATATCATTTTGTAATTTTAATTGTTCTTTGTAAGTTATAATGTATTTTTCTGTCATCTTATGTCTGCGTCTTCCATACCTGCTACTCGCAATTTAGTAATGTTTGTAATTTGCCATTGTTTTTGATCTAAACCTTTAAGTATGCCTAACCATTTGTTACGTAACAATGCCCACATATTAACTAATGCTTCATAGTCACACACTTCATCTTCACCATCAACATATTTTTCTACATCACGTGATGACAAAGCACGTTGATAATTTTCTAAATATTTTTTATAATGTTTAGTTCGTAGTTTACGTAATTCTCGATTAAGATGAGTTAAGATTGCTTCAATTTCTTGTAGTTGAGTAAATCGTTGTTCAACGATGCCTGGCAGAGTCGAAGCGGCCCTTTCTAATCTTCCATGAAGACCAACTTCTTTTCTTGCATCTTCCAATTCGTTTTCGTAATGTGTAATTGCGAGTGGTATGTTTGATATAGATTTAACTATTTCACTAAACCAATTAGTACTCATCATCTTCTTCCTCGTTGTCATCGTCTGTGTATTCTTCTAATACGTTATCAATAGCATGAAATAGAACATCATCGTCTATTTCTTTTTTTAATTGTATTAATGTTTCTTCACCTACACCACTTTCGATTAGGAAGTTAACAAATTTCATAGCCACGTCAGGTTTCTCTTTTGGGATTTTATTTTCGAAAATGCCCCAAAGTTCTGCTAAATTATCTGCTCCAAAATTATCCAAAATTATTCTCCTTTTTTGGTCATTTTACTTACCTCTAAAGGATCCTTTTCTGTAGTTTTCTCAACCACATTAATTCCGGATATTTCCTCCATAATTAGTTTAAGTTTGTCTCCTGTCCATTGTTTACGGTAGTCTAAGTGCTCTATACCTTTACTATCGATATATTTTAAACGATTTCCTTGTTGTTTTAATAATCCTTTTTTCTCAAACAAGTCAACCAATCCACTATGTGGATCCATACCAGTTTCATATGGTATTTTAACTTGTACAGCTTCAAATGGTTTAGCATATCTAGTTTTCATAACTTTACAAGCCGCTCTAATACCACGAATTTCTGTAATTTTATTGCCAGCTTCATCTTCTTTTAATTTCAATTTTTTCATTGCAATTACAATTGAACTTGCATAGATAAATCCTTGCCCACCTGATATCTTGTCATCTGGGTCAAACATATCTTGTGATGCATAAGTGTGATTAGTTGCTACCATACCTATATTATGTGTACCAAACATGTTCACGGTATTGCGTACAAGTGCTGTAAGTGCCTTAGGTTTTCTACCTAGATCACCTTTCATGTCACCTTTGTCAAATTGGTCAACGTCAGTTGGTGTTAATAACATACCTAAAGAATCTACTACAAATAATATCTTAGGTTTTTCTTCTACCTCAGCATAATCTGCCTTGTAACTTTTCATAAATGTTGATATAGTTTTTGCAACATCATCAACCATGCTTAAAGACAAACGTAATATTTTATCTTCAGAAGTGTCAACGCCGAGTGCTTGTAACCATTTCTCATCAAGTGCATTTTCTGAATCGATTAGTACAACAAAAATGCCTTGTTTTTGTGCATTACGAACAACATTTCCAGATGCAACAAAAGATTTTCCTGAGCCGGACTCTCCTGCTAGAACAGTTACTTTACCTAATGGAATTCCTTTATAAAAATCCCCTGATATCAAATAGTTTAAAGCATAGTTTCCTGTTGAAATCCAGTCTGTGGGATCGTTAAAACCGATCCCCAGACCATCAATGCTTTTGGTGATATCTTTTCTAAATTTTGAAATATCAAATGGTTTAACCATATATCACCTTTCCTATTTTTGTTGTCTTGATCTTATCATAGCCAATATTTCTTCTGCTTTGTTTTCATTCGCGGCTGGGGTAGGCTGTGGAGTATCATTTACAACAGATACTTCCGGTGTTGCTACTGTGGCCGAAACGGCTGGAGTAGGTTGTGGTTTTACTATAACAGGATCACCTGTTTTTTGTGCCATACCAGCGGGTCTAAAATATTGACTCCATTTATCAGGATCATATGGTTGACCATCTACAGATGCTTCAAACATTTCTTTCATAACTTTTTGCTCTACTTCGCCTGGTTTCTTTGGTAAGAAATCATTTAAGTTATGCAATCCATGTGAATCAATTGCTTTCTTTTGGTCTTCTGTTAATGCTGATTCTCTTCTTGACCATTTTGACGTTGAATAATCTGCATAACCACCTTTAGATGTTTTATTAATTCTAAAGTCTACACCTTTATCATAATCAGTTGGCAAGTTCTCCATTTCTGGATCTAACAATGCACCTCTAATAATGTTAAAAATTTGTGGTCCAATTATAAACCGTCTAACTGGATTTTCTGGTTTAGTTTCTTCTGCTAATGGAGATTCGTTTACAAATCCTTGAAATATGTAAGAACGTTTCTTCCAATCC